TGCAACAATATCTAGTTGCCCATCGACGCTGGAGTTTATGTATATTGCGGCATCGCGAAACTGAACCTTCTGAGCGGCATCTACATCAATGTCGGTTGAGCCGGTGGCATTACCCGCTGCCAAAACCTCTGTCAGCGTATCGGTCACGCCAGGATCAACCAGTGCCATCGCGTCAACGACAACAGCCCCGGAACCTGCACCATCAAGATAAACAACGGTTGTCTTGCCCGTGAGGATGGTGACATTTGCGCCAGAGCCTTGGCTGATGGCGATAGATTGAGATCCGGTGGTGGCATTTTCAATGAACATCACCCGACTAACAGTATTAGGGGCAATCGTTAGGGTTCTTGTCGTGCTCAGGGTGGCTGAAGAGGTTACCTTAAAGTACATCGCCCGTGCTGGATCAGCCGCACCATCAGCTACCGTTGTGGTCGCATTAGCATCTGATGCAAAGCAATCTTGCGTTCCGTAGCCTAAAGCTTCCCCGATCAACTCAAGGTTGGTATTGGTGGAGGTGCCCCACGTTCCCGATTCATCGCCTGTTGCGATCTCTTTCAATCGCAGGTCATTTACATAAGTTGCCATATTTGTTCCTCTATGCTGCTATATCTGTCCAGTTTGGTGTTTGTGATGTACTAACCTCTGTCCAGTTTGATGTTTGTGATGTACTAACCTCTGACCAGCTTGGTGTCTGTGAAGTATCTACAAGCCCCCAGACCAAAACAGTGCTTATTTCACCTTCAGCACTAACTCCAGTAACTTGAACATCAGCATCAGCAGTAACACTGACAGACCCTTCAGAAGCAGTTGCGGAAACGCCAGTAGGCGAGACAACCGTTGCCCCCGTAATTGTAACTGAGCCAACACCCGATGTTGCACTGATCCCAGTAGGCGAGACAACCGCCCCTGCTGTGATTGTAACTGACCCAACCGAAGTTGTCGCAGAAACACCTGTAACTGTAACATTCGCATCTGCCGATATTGTGACCGAGCCAACTGTCCCAGTTGCACTGATACCCGTGGGCGAAACAACTGCTGTGCCAGTAACAGTAACCGATCCAACTGCCCCACTAGCTGATACACCAGTGACCGAAACATTTGCATCTGCAGAGACAGTAACCGATCCAACTGCCCCCGTTGCCGAAATACCCGTAACAGAGACATTCGCATCTGCCGATATTGTGACCGAACCAACTGCAGCAGTTGCTCCCGGAACAACAACATCTCCGCCCCAAGTGCTCTCCCCCCAACCGTGGGTTGAGCTATTCCATCCCTCAAATGCAACAATGGTGTCAGCCACATGCTAATCCTACGCAATCCTGATTATTGCAGTACTCGCACCAGCAGTAGGGAATGAGATAGTAAAATCTCCACTTGTAGAGGTCTTATCAGCCCCGAAATCTAAAACAATCACGCCTCTATTTGCCGATCCAGCAGCAGTAGAGGAGTTATAAATTAAGGCTCCTCTTGCAGTTATTGTAGAGCTAGACCACGTTAGGTTTGCAAAATCTGTAAGTGCTGTAGTGCTGGATGTAGTAGGTGTTACATTAGTTAAAGCTGCACCACCGGCTGTATAGCCAGTACCAGAAATTTCATTAGTTGTACTATAAGCGGTAGTCGAAGCACTCATTGTTGCACTAGAAGTATACAATGCAGTTTTAAAAGCGTTCCCACTTCCAGTAGTAGTGGTCGTTCCTCCACCGGAACCGCTTGTAAAATTATGAATCCCTTGCAAGATCTCTTGCTTAAAGGAAGTACACATTGCTTGTGTAATAGCCATTATAATTTCCTCAATATTTCAGCCATATCACCATGACCTTGTTTTTTAAACTCATTATAAAGTGTCGTTCGATCACTCTTAATCGCTTGTTCTAAAGTATATACAATCACATGGAACATTCTATCTCGGAAAGCTTCTGCTTGCTGCTTCAATACAGGATCTGCGGTGCCAGAAATACTAATTATTTTAGCTACCGCATTTGCCGATAATTCTTCTGGGGTATGACCCCGCCCAGATGTAGTCTGTACATTGACAGATCCAGCAGTAGTAGTAACTTCTACATCAAACATATTAACCTACCGCCATTTTGTATTGCCCTGAACGATAAGCGTCCTCACGCAATTTATTATCCCCTAGTCCCCCTAACAGCGTTAGTGACTCTAAGTACATCTTGCGGTATAAATCAATCATGTCGGCTTCGCCTTTCATAAATCTTATTGCTTCTACTAAAGCTCGAGTGAATAAGACCATAAAAAATCAGTGGGTAACGTAAGATACTTGTTACCACTTGTTAGACTAGCTGTTTGATTTTTACGCAGAGCAGGAAACTGAACAGCGCTATATATCTTCTGTTCCGTTTGCTGCGTAAACAATGCCAATTCATCATCTGTGAAAGTTGTCTCGCAAATGTCCTGTACATTGGCTTTTAACTCTGTGTAGTTCATGTACTACGCCATCGGCCCTCTTGCGTATAAGCCCTGAGTAGCCGCTCCTGTACCGCGTATCCTAACGCCTTTAGCTTTATCTACTCGCTTCTTCTTTTTCTTCTTCTTCTCCTTCTTCTCTGGCTCCTCAAATAACATAAACATACCCTCTAAGTTGTTGTCACTGTTACAGAACCTACACTTGTGGTTCCAATCAAACTATTTTCTGTCAAACCAAATGGATCATTCCCATTACCTACAGGTGCCCAACCCCACTGTATATCCCTACTACTTTCAAGTCCTGCAAAATCTGGTCTAGGGTCTCTAATTGCTTGCGGATCATCTACCGGAAACTCTCCTAATCTTAATTGAGGTTGCTCAGTATTCCAACACTCAGGGCAAGCTTTTATATTAGTATCCCGCCCCCTCACTACTAAGCTCTTCAACTCTTTTAGCTTATAACGAAACCCACATATATCGCATTCTGCTATCGCTATTTTTGCAGAAGCATACCTAGCCATTAAATAACCCCAATACGCGGTCTATAATAAGTTGAAGTTTTCTCCCTGTCTTCTGCAGCGGCTAGGGCAAAGGCTTCCTCGTACACTTCCTTCAGCATAGGTATTCTCTGCACTAGCTCGGGTATTTTCAACGCTATGTTGTAAGCCAATCCTGCCACCAAACAAGGTAGAAACCGATAGTTCATATCGGCTGTTTGAACTCCACTACCTGCATCTTGGATACGTCTTATACGCCAGTATCGAAGTACGTAGGTGTCACTTTTATCAGGAACAGGCCATAAATTCAAAATCGGGGCATCCCTCTGCCTGTCTATCCACATCTGTATAGGTCTACTTTTAGTCAATTTATTAGGGATAGAAGCATACGTACTTACACTTATACGATTTACTGTAAGATCTGATTGGGTAGAGGTATTACCAGAGTTAGTCCTTATAACATGGTCTAAAAGATCTATCGTATCCTCAGCTAAAGTGTACTGAGAAGTACCTTCAATAAGATCTACACTCCCCTCTTCTATTGTCCATAAATTGACCCCCCTGTTTTGCCACTCTATAGTCAATAAATTCATAGACCTACGAGCGGTTCTTAGGTCATACCCAGAACGCATTTCCCGCCCAGCGCGTTCCCACGCCTCCTCCGCGATTTCCGTGAAATCCATGTTGAATGTAGTAGTACCTGACGTTGCCATGACTATCTACGCTTTAAAAAAGCTACGGATTGTTTGATAAGAGCGTCTTTAGTCTCCCTACGATCCAACTCAAGGCCATGCTTACGCATTACTTTTTCTAGTTCTACTTTAGTCATAGCTTTAAGCTCTTCCCTAGACGGCACTGCCACGACCTTTTTAGGGACTACTTTTTCCTTAGCTTTAGGAGTCTCTTTCTTCTTAATCACAGGGGGCTGTAGTTCATTTAACTTAGCCTCTGCTTCTGCTCTATTCATAAGAGAAAAAACAACTACTTCATAAGTACCATCTGCTTGCTTAGCCCCTATTTGAAATACAGGTTTTCCTGTATTGGAAAATACACCGTTCTGAAAAACTTCTAAATTTGGCACACCTGTATACTCCTACGTATGTAAAGTTTTCTTCCTGCGGCCTTCCATAACTGCCCCACAACCTTTATGGTTTCTACGGGCACCGCCAACCTTACCGCCCTCGTTATACCCCTTACCTTTTTTAGCTTTAGCGGCAGCGGCATAACCCGCTTTTGTATACGGGAAATGTTTATCTCCTACTCTTGGCATAACGTACTCCTTATGAAAAGAATGTAGTCATAGCGGTAAGATCTGTAACAGCAGTAAATGTCACAAACCCCCCACCTACAAATAAGAGTCCATCGTCCGGTACATCAGGGTAGGAGTTAGTTGTCACTCCCGCTACGGTAGCGAATTTCATCCGTACCGTGCCCGTACCAGAACCTTCTCTGAATACTATAGTCGCTGCACCAGTACCAT